AAATTCGCATACGTCAATAGACTGCCATGGACACTAAGTTTGGTTAATGATAATTCTCGATCATCAGTATCATACGGACTGCAACCGGTTGAAATGTAAAAGGGTAGTGGCTGGCGACCGCTGACGATACCCTCACTGATACCCGCAATCGCCGCCGCTTGGTTAACTGGCTTTCCGGTATTCTGCCACACGCTCATCAATCCAGCCGCTGATTTCTGACTGCAGCCAGACCGACACCCGGCCAAGTTTGATGGGCTTAGGAAATTCGCCGTCGCTGATCTTGGCATAGATAGTCGGCTTACACAGTCCGACAGCTTTAATGACCTCCGGCAGCCTCATGAATCTATCACTCATCCCTTCACCCTCCGCTTAAAATACCAGCACCCATTCTCAAGCCGGATCTTCACGCCCTGTTCAAGCAGTACCCGAGCCTTGCGGGCATTGCAGCGATACCATGCGTGCTTACTCATACACCACCTTCAGCCTTTCCAGCCTCGACGCGCAAGTTATCTGCATAGTCACGAACGCTCGCAACGCCTTCGCAGTATTCTTGATAACCTTCAGGCGGATTATCTGGAGGCCCGCAAGGACCGGGCATACACATACGGGCAGCTTCATCTATGGCGTCGGCCTTCTGCCGCAGGAGCCATGCACCGGATGAGTCCTTGGTCAGCACACTACCCATGCGGCACAGCGAGCCGTAGTTTTCTTCTGTGTTGGCATCCGCTTGGATAATGTCGGCGGCATCCTGCAGAGCCTTCACAAGATCAGCCACTCGCGCCTCGGCCTGCTCAAGCTTCTTTTCAGAATTATTAAGCGCAAACTTCATGCCGTGCCGGAAGGAATCAGATAACTGGCTAGGGCATCCAATTGGTAGGCCATGCTTATGCAGACCAGATTTCTCCAGCTCAGTAAGCTCAACTTTGTGATCGCTCATGATTCTTGCTCCTGCTGTGGGGCTTGCGTGGTATAGGCCAAGAGCATGTCTTGAAAAACGGTGATAGCCACTGTGCGCGGATCAACACAGTAAGTATTCTTTAGTGCATGAAGACACTTAACCCCAGCCTCGGAAACGTTAGCGGGGGTAAAGCCGATTTCGATAAGTTTCCACCCCTCCGGCACCACGGCCCCATCCTGAAACTCACTCTCCTGAAGCACTGACGCATCCGCCGTTCTAGCCGCACGAGCAAGGACTCTGGCTAGCTCATCGGGCCGGAAACTTCTAAGGCTACTTAGCTCTCGGTTAAACAGTTTGCGGAAGTAGCCCACATCCAAGCCGTATTCATTCGTTCCGCGCTCATCAGGCACCACGACGCTGGGCTGGCAGATGCAGAGCTTTGTCCCTACTGGCAGCATTCGGTTTTCGATAATATCTGTACCCATATACACTGAAACGACTTCGGCCGCCGGCTCAGAGCCATCCCGCCGTATTAGCGATTCTTCCTTTTCCGGAAATTCGCCATGAAATTCTTCTTTTTCAAAATCCTTTCTGGCTGGCGGCTCCCCGCCATCCTGTGCGCGGTCTTCACGCTCAACCCGGCCCGCTACACAATCATCAAGCCACGTTACGCGCCCGAGGTTGTGCACTGCTGCAAGTCCACCGGCTTCATTTTCGACAAGATAGCCAACGGGATTTCCGATCTGCTTTGTCTTGCTATGGCACAGTGCTGTGAACTGCGGGCAGTTGATCTGCCATGCCCACCACATGCCCTCAAGCACTTCATCGGCATAGCCCCCGAATGCTGCGCGCTCAAAGCTGTAGCTGTCGCTCCATTTAGACTTTACTGTGCGCTCGAATGTCTCTCTGTTAGTGCTCATCTCAGTAATACCCCTGAAAGCTCGTTAATTTTCTGCCGGCACATCTTGCCGGCCATCTCGCATTGCTCGAACTCAAACCACCCCCAATGGCATTCGCTCGCGGGTATTTCCATTTTCTCGGCCAACCATTCATAGACTTGGGTACGCTTCACTCCGTCCATCGCCATGATGGATAGGAGCGACTGAAACGCCCGCTTGTTGACCTTTCTCGACTCGCGTAACTGTGCATCGGCCAGGGTGCCGAGCGGCAAGTCAGTACCATCGTGCAGACCGACATAAGCCCCGCATGACTCGCACAGGTACACGTAGGGCCACGATCCAAAAGACAGCCCGCCGTACACTTCTTTATGGTGAGCAATGAACACCCTTGAGTCGCAGTAGCGGCATGTGACCGGCTTCGGGAGTCTGTCTTTGACGCGCTTCAAGGCTTTGCGTCCGACTGCCGGTAAAGGGTGTGGCGCCTCCAGCTTTTCAGGGCTGAAGGCTCGCGGGTCAATGCCGCTGTGGCTGTTTGTTGTGGTCATCAGTAATACCCCACACATTGCCCCGGATTACGCGCCGGCGCTGTTAGAAATAGCCAGGCCGAACCCTTTTCAATTCCGCTCGACCCTCCCTCGCGCTCGCTCTGGCGCACGTAATGGCACAGGTTGCACACCGCCATCTCTGCCATCCCGGTATCCCGCGAAATCTGGGCTGCCGTATCGGCCAAGGCCATGCGTTGGTGATAATGACGCCGAACGATTGCAGCCCGGATCTTTTCAACCGTTTCAGCGTTCACACCCCTCGGTGTCCGGCCCTTGCTGACGCTGTACACGTTGCCGCGAGTCGTGTTCAGAGATAGCGCCACGGATTCGTTGTTAAGCTCGTGAGCCTCCGCGGAGTGTCTGCGGCCCCGGGCATAGCGTCTGCGGATTATGGCGCGGAGTTCTTCGCCCATCTTTCTCTCCACTGATTTAGCCGTTGGCTTTGCCGACTCCGCGCCAGTGAACACGCTTACCGGGAAAATCTTCGTCAACTCTTTACGCAATCCTGCGCGATCCGCTGCCCGGTTCAGGGTGATAAGGCTCACGCCAAGCTTGTGTCCGCAGTCGCGCTTGGAAAGGCTGCTGTCAGCCTTTTTCATGGCCCTCAGTTTTGCCAGGGTGTCGCGGGTTATGGTTAGTTTGATTTTCGGCATTACGCGGCTTCCTGCTCAGTAGTTAATTGTGACGTTCGGGATTTGGCATCTTGCGATCAGAGTGATCGCCTGCTTTGCGCAATCCTCCGGCATCCCGCCTTTAATCATTGCCTCAAGAGCTAACCGATTAACGGCGCCTCGATGGTCTTTGTCGGCTTGGCGCGCCAGTATCTCTTTCTTCTGGCGCTGTTCTTCGGCCAGCCGGTCATCTTCAATGCGCTCGTGTTCGGCTTCGATCCGTTGGCGTTCCTCTACAGCGTCACGCTGAGCTTTATCAATAGCAGCCTGGTGCTCACGCTCCCGGCGCTCTGCCGTTTCCTTAGCTTCATGCTCTTTCCGTTCGGACTCTTCCTTTGCCATGCGCTCACGGTAGGCGGCGGCATCACGCTCTGCCTGTGCGGATTGCTCAGCTTGACGGCGTGCATTTTCTGCGGCATCTCTGGCAATCTGTTCCTCGCGCTCTTTCTGTGCGCGTTCTGCCGCTTCTTTGCGTAGGCGTTCAAGCTCCGCCTGTTCAGCTTCGTGCTTTGACTGGCGCTGGACAGCAATCTCAAGCGCCGTGATGGCATGCTCTTTTGCCCGGTGAGCTTCTGCTTCAAATTCCTGAAAACTCTCGTCAACAGTGATTGCCTTCAAGTAAACAAGTTGCTCAGAAAATAGGTCAGCGCTCAGATCGTTAAGAAACAAAAACCCTTTGATGTATTCAACCCGCTCTTGATGTTTTGCAATACGCGCATCTTCAGCCGCTTCCCACTCATTCAGCGGGCCTCGGGCTTCGTCGCGCCATGCGTCCAGCTGGTCGCGCCACCGCTTGCGTTCGGCGTCAACCTTGGCCGGCTGCTTCTTTAGATCGGCCACAAGCTCTTTCCCGAGGTTGTCGATAGCCGTTTTGCTCTGGGCTATTTTGTAGGCCATTGATGCGTACTGCTTTCTGCCTTTCGCGGTATCCAGTGCCGGGGCGTCGGATAGGAATTTATCAAGCTCCTGGCGGATGGTTTGCAGGTACGGGTCAAGCCCCTTATCCGCGGTGAACGTCTGCAGGGCAGTCTCTTTTGGTGGAACTACCACCAACTCGGATGATTCTTTTTCCATTACTGCGCTCATGCTGCTTCCCTCTTTTGTTTGGGCCCGGCAATGCTCTGCACGAAACCCGAAACCATCCTGTGAAATTCCATCAGGTCGCTTTCCAGCGCCTCGATATAGTTGTCATCACGCAGCACGCGCTTAACGAACAACTCTTTGCCGACCGGCTCCAGCCATGGGCAGTACATGATGAAGTCGCACCACTTGCGCCCGGTGATCCACATGCCGCCTTGAATTTGGTCAACGTAATCGTCAACGGCGCTGTCGGGATCACTCCACGTTGTGCCGATCTTCTGGCAGTTGGCCGGGCACTTAATTTCCACCATGCCGTCGTCATCAACCAGACCGTCAGACGAATAGCCGAAAAGGCGGTCATCGGTCATAAGCAAGCCGGACTCGCCAGCCAGCAAGCCGGTTTCCATCTCATAAGCCATGCGAGCCATCGGTTCCAATTCTGATCCCCGGCGCATCTGCCAGGTTACAAACGTGTTGTCCAGCGGCTTGCAGGCGATCCGCTCAAGCGCAACCGTCCATGCGTAATCCGTGGACTTTGCCGCGAAGTCACCAGCGCCGCCGCTCTTGCTCTTTTTTGTGAGTTTGGCGCGGGCATCAACAAAGCGGGATGCAGTGATAACTGTAGCTCTGGCTTGCAGCCATTCCTCAGACCCTTGCGGTAAATTGAGCGTAATCATTGCGCCACTCCTTCCACTGTTTTCTCTTCCAGCTCTTTCAGTTCAGCGCCGCGTTTCTCGACGGCAGCTTTGAACTTGTTGTATGCCGGCAGGTCTTTGGCCTTCTTAAAATCGACCAGACCGTTTGTCCAGATCTGCTTGAGTGCGTCAGTGCTTTCCGCCTTTATAACCAGGTCAACCCAGCGGTTCGCCAGCTCTGGATCCGTGACGGGCTGCCCAGAAAGCTCAATGCCTTGCCCGCCATCTGTGTTCAGGTGGTGAATGGCCTGTTCCAGTCGCTCGGTCTTCGGCCAATACTTGTAAGCCCGTTTAACGACGGTTTTCTTCCGCATCTCGTCCGAGTCAGTCACCCAGGGGCATGATGATTTTTTGGCGATCCAGGCCTTCCATGCGCTTGAGCGGTCCCGTATGGCATTAACCTCTGCCTCGCTCATGGTTTCCGTCAGGTAGTCACCATCGGCAGTCTTAACGACAACGTAGACGCCGCGAGGGTCGCCCCGGTCAGACGAGAATGGGTCAAAGCTGTGTGTTGGTGGCCGGTCCATGCCGTTCAGCGAAAAGCTGTCATTGGTGTAAACGATTTCAGCCTGCGCCCACCGGATCGAGCCGGTAGCCATGGCCAGATCCATTAAGCCGATGTAGCTAATATCGAGGCAGACCTTTCCATCTCGTGGCACCAGATACGCCTGCTTCTTTGCCGGGTTAAGGCTGATACCAATGGCCGCGATGTTGGTCACGGCATTAACGACTGACTGCCGGTTGCTCAGGGCAATCTTTGTCATGTAATCGCTGGACTGGATGAGCTGGACGGCAAAGCCCGCCTCACGCTCAAAGTTCAAGCCGGTTTCGCTGGCAACCGCTAAAAAGGCATCCCGAGTCGCGTAGATGTCGCTGCTAATTGTTTGAATCGCTGTACTGCTCATGCCGCACACTCCATCTGTTTCCGCTCAAAAATCACCGCATCAACCAGCGGCGCGTCCTTGACTACCTCGGTAATCGCTTCAACCTTCAGCTTGGCCAGGCTTTTTTTGGCGGCCCCGTTGAGCGCAAAAACCGAGTCATAGAAAATTT